TGAAAGGTTTTCGAGATTATCCAAGAAAGTTGAATGAATACTGATAAATCCTTTACGCTTATTTAAGCCTTTCTCAGTTATCCAAAACTTAATTGAGGGGTTATAGTCAATAAAAATCTTTTCCGTTGTTCTGAACATTAATTGGTGGACAACCTCCCATTTTAAGTTATTCGCCTCGTTTATGAATAGAATATCCCTAGCCGCACCAAGCGCCCTTCCTGGTTTATCCATACCAATAAACTTTACAACAGATTTTCCAATCTTGTAAGTGTAAGGATTTTTGGTTTTAATCTTGCTGAGGTCTGCTCCGTCGTTCTCGATTATGTTGTCGAAATCACTTATTGCCCCATCGACTAAATGAGGAAGCGCGTATGATACAACGTGAATTACTTTTTTAGTCTTTGAGTGTTTGCAAAGAATGTAAAACAGCTGTAAAATGGAATAAGTCTTGGAAGACCTCGAAGAACCCTTATTGGCAATTATCCTATATCCGTCTTTATACGCATTAAGATTCTTCTGAAATGTCTTTGTTAACTTCATCAACGAAATCTTTTAAACTGTCCGAAAGCTCTGTATTATTAACAATAATGTTCGTTCCCGTTCCTCCTGTGAACTCTTGCTTTTCAGGCTCATTGAATCCAAACATTTTGTTAATCATTTCTAAGGCTTTCAACTTGTCGTGAACCTTGAATTTAACAACTGCTTTCTCATAACCGCTTTCGGGGTCTTTGCTTTTTACATATTGAATCTCAGACAAACACGCTTTTAACTCAAAAGGTATTTCCGAGAAGTCTTTCTCAGTCAACCAACCATCTTTAAAACTGGCAAGATTTGAGAAGCCAATCTTTTTAAGCTCCATTGCAACACCAAGTCGGGTTATTCCTGCAAGTTCCGCTGTTCTTGCTTTCATTTTTTGAATCTGGTAGCGCACGTGGGGTTTGTTTTTAACCTCGTAACCTGCTTTTTCTGCTGGCTCTTTTTTATATCCTGCTTGTCTTGCTGCTTCTGCTGCGTTCCCGTGCAATAAGTATTCACGCACAAACTTTTCCTCTTTTTCCGTTAGCTTCTGGAATTTCTTTTGGTCTTCAATCATGATTCTAATTTACAAAAAAAATCCCCGACCTTTACAGCCGAGGATAAACCTACAAATTAACCAAAGAGGAAAACTTCACTTACCGTACTAAGTTAGTTCCTTTGGTTCTTTTAAAGAAATTTCCACCCAATAATCTTTTTGACTTTCTATTTTTCCACCGTGGTAAGGGAAATGGTAAAGGCCAAACCAAATTAAACGCGGTGACATTACCTTCGCTTTATACCATTTGTCCGTAAGATTTGCTCGTCCTGCGTAAATCATTGGTTTACCTCCTTTATCATAAATATATTTACCCTCTTGGAATATTAAGCCCCCTGGTCTTTTGTTTCTAAATACAATCCTTGCGCTATTTCTGCGATAAAATAAAGATGTAATCCCGAAAATTTTGTTCCATTGTTGCGCGTCGTTTTGAATCCCTTTTTTGTTTACTTTGTAGAAAAATTCAACCTCTTTTTTAAAGAAGAAAAACTTAATGTTCCTGAGCCTTGGTCTTGTCACTCCGTCCGCATAATGATTTCCTTTTCTGACATAGTACCTATCTTCATTCACTCGGAAAAACAATGATTTCAAGCTCATAAATAGAGCGAAAAGAAAGAGAGTTCCAAGAAAAGACACGAACAGAAAATAAGTTAAAGAGGTTAAAAAATCACTCGCCCCAATGTAACTTATTAGAATGGTACTCCAAAAAGAAAAAATAATCAGTAAATAAAAAGCTTTTGTTTTCATAGTTGTTTTTAATTGCACCAAAACTTCTCGCCTTGGTTGTTTATAATAAAATATCGTTTTGCAATTGAGTTGAAATATGCGTTATAAGTGATTCCGTCGAAATGAGTGTATTTTAATTGTTTTGTTTCTCGGTCAATATACAACCCGATTTCGATTCGGTCGCTTTCTTGAGTAAAAAGAGTCTTTCCGATTGCAAGCTCCCCACCTAATAACGCAATTAAAGTTGAAACACCCATTACAATTTGCCTGTATGATAATTCGACTTTTTTGTTTTCCATGCCGTAAAAGTAACAAAATTATAATTGCAACTCCCTACGGTCGCAGGCGCTCAAGCTCAATTACAAGGGTGTTATTTTTTAAAGCCTTATTTTTCGTGATAAACATATTTAGCAACCTTGCACGACTCCTGGAAGCGGTTGTGAACTTCAATTGTTTCTGTGATAATGTTGTGACCTTCTTGTCTTAGTTTGTGAACTACTGCGCTAAGTCTATAAATTCCAAGATGCCCCCACGCTTCAAGCGGTGTTATGTTTCCGTTTTGTTTTAAATGGCTCAACAGCCTTTCTTTTTGTTTTTGGTTTTTCATTTGTGTTTGTTATTTAATTTCGAGCCAATCTCCACTCATTGAGAATTGGAACTCTGTTTGTTTTGTGCTTGTTATTCCAAGGAATGTTGTTTCTCCAACCCCTGTTACCCTGATAAACACGCCTTTTCTGTATTCGGGTCGTCTTAGTTTTTGGCCTTCTTTGAAAAAGTCTTTTGTCATATCGCTACCCAATCCCAAACGTTCCCAAATCCCGCCTTTTCAAGCCTCAAAGCCAGTTCAACGGTCATGGTTCGCCCTTGGTTCCCGTTAATAATATGGTTCAAGTTAACCCGTGAATAACCAATCTTTTTTGCAAATGCTGTTTGGCTCAATCCTGATTGGCTTATCGTTTTGAGTAGTTTTTCTTTCATGGCTCATGGAGTGTGTTAATTATCTCGACTCCTTCTTTCACTAGGCTTTCGATTAAGTCAATATCAAAAAGCTCTATAAAGTCGGTAACATCAATAAACCTGTCGTTTTTAAAAAGCTCTATTTTTGTTAGGTTAAAGTCCTCATAGTCGTATTGGTCGAGTCCTTCATAGTCAACCCTTATTTTTTGACCGTCGTATTTTATGTTCATATTAAAGTGTTTTTCGTTATGGTTAACAAATATACAAAACTTTATCTCTCAATTAACCGTGTGGTTATTATTTAGAATGAGTCTGAATAAGGTTTATAAATGTTTAAAACTTGTTTTTTTTCTTCTGCTTATTAATACTATTTTGAATTGATACCATTATCGAGGCTTCAAGAAACATTAGTAAAGCCCCTGCAAACGTTATTTGAGAAGGTTTTAAGTCTTTCATTAGTTTTGGAAACCAAAAAAGGTTCATTTCTATTAAGGCTATCAACCAATAAAACCCAATAAATATTACCGCATTCACGATTAAAAATTCCCAAATAAATTTCATTGTATTTTTCATGCCCTTTTTGTGTTAAATAATTTGTTTAATTCGTTTGTTTTTGTTATTTGATTTATAGAATGGTTAGTCTTAAATTTTCACCCCTCTTTCGATTGCTTCTTCTTCTGTTAAATACTCTAATTTATCGCCTAAGCCTTTCCATGTAGATATAGAAGTTTTGTCTTTAGCGTACACCACATCAATACAAAACTGCTTATGCCTTAAAATATACCACTTTTTCAACCCCTCCAAATCCTTTTTAACAGGTTCCTTGTATTGTTGCCAATAGTCGTTAACATCAAACCACCATTCTTCTAATTGTTCGTGTTGAAAATACACCCTTCCTTGATAAACATGGTCTACTATTATAAAGTCCACAGTTTCTTCGTCTTTCTCCCAAAAAGGCAAACATATTTTATCTCCTTTTTTGAATTTTGCTTCAAATTCTTTTGTCGTCATTTTTATTTGTTTTGTTATTAATTCTTCAATAAGGCTTTTGCATTTATGGTCGCCTTCAAGCCATTTTGCTCCGCAATTACAACAGATATTTGGAAATGTTTTCATTTAATCTCTTCAATTATTGTTACTCCGTGTTTGTCTAGTGTTTCCCGAATCTGTCGTGCAAGCCCTATATTTTCAGTAAAAAGGCTGTAAACAACTTTGTACATTCCAGGAAGCCGAACGAAAATTGCTGTCTTGTTTATTGGATAATCGATTGTCGCAATCAGTCTTCTTGCGTCGTGCTTCCTGATACCTTTTTCAAGGTCTTCAATTTCTTCTTTTGCTGGTTTTACTTTGATTGTTCTTTGTCCCATGCTCTTTTGGCTTTGTCGATTTGTATTAATGCGAAATTATAAGTCTTTTGATTTGGCGCTCTTTTCAGTCTTTCAATGTTTGTTCTTGAGAACTTTTTAAAGTTGATAATTCTTTCAGCTTCGTTTAGTTGAAGAGGTTGTTTTCTCTCTTTCAAATCATTAAGCCAATTTATCATTTGCTCTTGTTTTGCGTGTCTTCGCATTTTTCGTGTTGTTTTTTTGTCCAAATTTCCGCGCAATCCTGACAAGTAACTCCGTTATGTTTTAATTCTTTCAAACAAACTTCGCATTGATATTCAGGAAAAAGGCTTATTTGGATTTTGGTTTTCATGTGATTACTATTTTTTTGTAATTATAATTCCCGTCTTCAATTGCTTGAATTTCCATTTTTTGAGATTCTTTCAAAACGCACAAAAACTCCATTGCTTCTTGCTCTTTACCTAATCTCAATAATTCCTGAAGAGAATTAATTTGTTTTAAAAAGTCTTGCTTTTCTGCAATTACTTTTACTTCCGTGTATTCGTGTCCTATTTCCATTTGTTTAAATTTTAAAAGTGTCTAATTCGATTTTATTTTCAACATTTCCGTTTATCCATTGAGAAAAAAACAAGTTTGCTGCTCTTTCTTTGACTCTTCTTTCAGCGTCCGAACCTTCTTCTTGCAGTTCCAGTTGGTCAATTAGTTTTTTGATTGACTTTTGATTCATTCCTGTTATCTTTGATTTAAGCGACTTTCTTAAGCTCTCTTTTGCCTTGATACGAAAAGCGGATATTTCTTCCTGAGAAACGCTTATTTTGCGCTTTTTGAGCAGTTTTAAGAACAAAGAAGAGGCGGTTTTGTCTTCAAAATATAATTTCGAGCCGTTTTCGAGTGCTTTTTGATAAGGTTTGTAAAGGCACGTTTCGAGAAACTCTTTTTCGATTTCTGCTTTTTTTTCTTCGGTTGGTTCTTTAACCCTTTCAAGCTCTTCTAATTCTTTGTAATATTTCACAAGAGCTTTATTTCTGTAACTCCTGTAAGACTTCAAAACATCACCAACAAATTTTTGTGAAAAGTTTTGGTAAGCACTTTGAGAAAATTCTAATTTCCCCGCATTATACCTCGAAAACGCTTCTCTAATCTCCGTAAAGCTGAAATCTTTAAACTCAGTTTTTAAGAAACCCATCAAATCACGCAAAGCCCAGTCTTCAAGAGGTTCGTTTATTCCTGATTGAACAGCGATAACGTTTAATGCTTTTGCAATCTGTTCGAACTCTTCTTTCGTTGAAAAATCACGTATTTTAATTTTAGTATTGTGAGAAGTCAAAATTTTGATTTCCTCCGAGTTCAGACTTTTCGATACTTTCTCTAGTCTTTGTTGAAACTCCTTTTGCTTGATTTCCCTGGTTTCCTGAATTTTCAATAATTTCATTTTCGAATGATTTAGCGTTTAAATATGATAATGGATTCTTTCTATATTTTTTATCGGGTGTTGATTCTACATATTTTTCGACGTGGTTAAAAACTTGCCTGATTTCTTCTTGAGAAAGTTTAAGCCATTTTTTAAAGCATTTTTCCCTATCAACTTTTTTTGCGTATAAATCCCAAAACTGAGAAAACAAGACTTCGTATTCTTCTAAAATTCTTTTCTTTTCTTCTCTCTTCTCTTCTCTTCTTTTCTCTTCTAATTGGCTTTGATTCGGTTTTTCTTCGCTTTCCGAAATTAAACCCGTCGGTTTTTCTTCGCTTTCAGTTGGGTTTTTCTTCGGTTTTCTTGGCCTCCCTCCTTTTTTACCGTTCCGACTGTTAGTCAGCGACTTAGCTTTCCTTTCTTCCAGTTGTTCGTCGAGAAATGAAATAGTTACTAAATCGTCATTAAGCTGTATGAAACCCTCTTCAATTAGAATTTCGAATGATTCTGCGTCGGCATTGCGATACCTTTTTTTTAGTTTTGATAAATAAACGCGTCCTTCTTTTGACCAGTAAAGAGCGCAAATATTTACAAACAATCCTTGAACCTCTAAACTCTCCAAAGTTATTTCACCGTCCAACCATTCAGAGGTGATAAATTTAAAATATGGTAATTCTTTAGCCATTGTCTTTCTCTTTTTGTTTTAGTTCCTCAACTGCTTTTTTTATTCTTTCTGAAAAATCAATCAAAGAGGGTTTTTCGTTAAGTTCTTTCCTTTTATCAATATAATCTTGATAATGAACTTTTAATTCTTGATAAGGAATAGAATAACCCCAAGCCATTGCTTGAATTATGCTTTTACTGTTCCTCTCTAAATAACTTTCCATTTGCTTTAAAGTTTTAAACTTTGAATAAAAAAGGCAAAAAAATATTAAATCTCCTTTACGAATTTGACCCCGTCAATTTCAACAAGCTTAATTACTTCTTTTTTGTCGGCCAATTTGTAAACCCAAGTAACTGATTTTCCTATTTTTTTAGCGTAAGAACTAACTCTTAATAATCCTTCCATAATGCAATAATAATAAATTTAGTTTATACTTTAAAACTTTTCACAAAACAAAACATCTTTATTTAACTTAATCTTTTCAACAATTGATTTATGATAACTGCGAAAAGCTGGCTCGACCATGTAATTTGAAATCGCGTTTGCGTGTGCGCGTTGAATTACAACCCATTTTACGTTGAAAATCGCTCCAATATCTTTATTTAAATACGCTGGAAACTCTTCTCTAATAAAATAAATGATTGAATAAAAGAACCAATCTTGCTTATTTGGGTGGGTTTGGTTTTTGTTCTTCAGGTAAAATTTTAAAATGTCCTCGATTAAAAGGGTGTTTTGTTTCTCCCCCTCAAATTCAATTGGGAGGTTTTCTCTAAGTTTTAGCTTCATAATATTGATTTAATTAATGTTGATTCCGTTTTCAGCTTCGAAAGCGATTATTTCGAGAAATGAATCTAGGTTTTTATAAAATGTTGAATTGTAGCAATTGTGTTTAATATGGAAATTGATACAAGGGATATAATACACCTCTTCTAATCCTGTTGATTCATCATAATTAACAATGCGTTGAATTGCGAATCTTACTTCCTCTCTATTCTTAAACTTGGATAAGTTATTATTTGATTTTAACATGGGTTCTGAGTTTTCCGTTTACCTTAAATTTGCGTGATTTTAATTTGTGATTTCTTACCAGGCGCTCAACCGTATTTCTTTTTTTGTCTACAAGTTCGCAATATTCATCTAATAAGATATAGCATTCACCACCAACCCAAATTTTATCCATTAACTCAAAATCCATGGGCTCTAATTTATGAAAAGTAAATTGTTTTGTATAATCAAAATACGTTTTCCCTGTGAAAATTGATAAAATGCTATAAAAATGATTGGTCACGTAGTTGTCCTTGATGATGTTCCAATCGTTTATGTGATAGCCTGCTTTATAGTTGTTGTTTTGATGAACCACAGACGAATGGTCAATCCCTAAAAATTTACCAACTACCCTTGCTCCAAATTGGTTTTGTTCGTCTGGATAAATTACTCCAAGCTCCCTAACGATACAACAGAACATTTGGCGTTCAAATTGTTTTAATCTCCCTCGTTTTCTCTCCTTTAAGGTTTTAAGTCCGAAATATTGGCAAACCTCTTTACTAATGTATTCAAGGGTGAATCTATCGTGAGGGGCTAGGAAATAATTCATTTTGTAAGTTTTTGAAATACTCGTCTTTCCGAGTTGTCATAATTTATTACGAGGTTTAAAACTCGGCTAGTTTCTTTCCTAGCAGTCATTATTTTTCAAGGTTGTTGAAATACCAGTCTCCAACCTCAATTGTTACAACTCCGTTATTTACTTTCTTGTCTGCGTAACCTTGTTTTTTTGCGGTTATGTCCTTTCTTGATTTCTTAATCTGAAGAAGTTTCTTTCTGTAAATTTTACGCATTCTTTGGGCAAATCCGTTTATTAACTCAAGCTCGAATCCATAAGGACTGTAAATTGTAGCGTTGTAAGGTTTTACGCTCTCAACCGTTAAATAAAAATATCCTGTCACCTCTTTTTCGAAGTGTTTTTCCACTCCGTCAATTTGTAATGAAGCTTGAATCGGGTAGTTAAGATTTGTAATTGCTTTACTAAAGCCGTATTTCTCGCCCTCTCTCGCTGTTTTAATATCAATGATGTATATTTCACCGTTTGGGAGTAAGATAATAACGTCAGGGCGCGTTTTAAGCTTTTGCCCTGTTTCTTCATCAGTCCAAAAGATAGAAGCTTGAATGATTACTTTTTCAGCACGTTTTAAGAGTTCGTGGTATTTCGTTTGTCCTTTTACATTTTCCAAAGCCTTTTTTATTGCTTTGTCGTCTTCTTTTGAAATGACAATCTTTTCCAAGTTGTCAGAATAAAACTTCTTTTTCCAATCTGAATTGGCTTTAGTTCTGAAATCCTTTTCGGGAACTGGTCTTTTTGTTTCGTCACAAATAGCAACGTTTTTCTTGTAAGTCGAAGGACTTGTCAAAGCTTCTTCAAAAGCATTTCCGAACTCGAAATAATCTTTCTTTTCTGTTTCCTTTTCCTTTGGTTGCCAAAAGTGATTAAGGCTTTTAAACGCTTCTTTTAATCTTGACGCGGAAATATGCGTCGTGTTTGCGTGGTAGTCCTCGTTGGGTAAGTCAAAGTAAATTCCGTCTTTCATTTTTATTGGGGTTTAGTGATTAATTAATCGTTGAAATAAATCCTTTCAAGAGTTGCTTTTAAGTCCTCAAGCGTTTGGATTTTCGCTTCATACCTGATTGCTTCTTTTTCGTAGAAATCAACCCAGATTTGCTTTCCTTCTTCTTTTGCTTTCTCGATTTCTTTGTTTGCATTGTCTAACATTTCAAGGCAAGCTGTAATCCTTGAGCTAACTTCAATTTTCAATACTCCTTCTAATTCCTTATTCATTTTTCGTTGTTGTTTTAATTGGTTAACAAATATACAACTTTACTACGTTA